AGCGCGCCGCGTTCGTGCGACTCGGTGGCTGCAACCTGTCCTGCTCGTGGTGCGACACCCCCTACACCTGGGACGCCTCCCGGTTCGACCTGCACGACGAACTGCGCCGCACGCCGGTGGAGGACGTGCTGGACGCGGTGGCGGGCATGGACGTGCCACGGGTGGTCATCAGCGGCGGCGAACCGCTGCTGTGGCAGGACAAGCCCGCGTGGGACTACCTGCTGTCGGGCCTGGCGGCCATGGGGTGCCGCGTGGAGGTGGAAACCAACGGCACGCTGGTGCCCAACTACTTCACCAGCGCGCACGTCGAGCACTTCAACGTCTCACCCAAGTTGGCGCACTCCGGCGACCCGCATACGCGGCGCATCCGCACCGATGTGCTCGCCGTGTTCGCCGGAATGGCCACGCTGGACCGGGCCGCCATGAAGGTGGTGGTGGAGACGGCCGACGATGTGGCCGCTGCGGCGCGCTTGGCGGGCGCTGTGGGGTTCCCGCAGTGGGCGGTGTGGGTGATGCCGCAGGGAACCACCCCCGAGGCCCTGGTGGGCCGTACAGACCTTGCCGACGCCGCCCTGGCGCATGGCGTCAACTTCACGACACGGCTGCACGTGCTGCTGTGGGGAGAGGAGCGCGGCCGGTGAGCCTCATCAACTGGACCGACCACGCCGTGGAGGTGGACACCCGCGCCAGCGCCGTGGCCGCCGTCGCCACGCTGCTGGACCACCTCGGCTATCACCTCCACGCCCCCGGCCTACGCGACACCCCCGACCGGGTGGTGCGGGCGCTGGAGGAACTGACCGAGGGGGAGCGGTACGACCCCGCCGACCATCTCGGCGTCACGTTCCCGGCCGAGGGCGTGGACAACGACGAACTGATCCTGGTGACCGGAGTGGAGTTCACGGCGATGTGTGAGCACCACCTGCTGCCGTTCACCGGCCAGGCCGCTGTGGGTTACGTGCCCGAGCCGGGCGCGCCGGTTGTCGGGCTGAGCAAGTTGGCGCGGCTGGTGGACGGTTACGCCAAGCGCGCCACCATGCAGGAGCGGATCACCCGGCAGGTGACCGACGCGCTCAACGACCGGCTGACCATCAAGGGCGCGGCGTGCGTGCTGCGCAGCCAGCACGCCTGCATGGGCGTGCGCGGCGTGCGCAAGCCCGACGCGTCCATGGTCACCTCCTCGCTCACCGGCGCGTTCCGCCACGACCCCCGGCTGCGCGATGAGTTCCTGAGCCTGGTGGGGAACCAGTGACCAGCGAACTGTGGGTGGAGGATCTTCCTGGCGGGATGCCGCCTGAGTTGGTGGCCACCCCCGACGAGGTGGCCACGCTGACCCGCCCACAGCGTGAGGCGCGGGTGCGCGGCCTCGTCGAGCACGCCCACCACCTGTTAGACCTCGGCATAGAACGCATGGTGGGCGACGCTCACCGGGTAGCCGCCATCGTCGGGCTGTGGTCCGGTGGCAACGACTCCACCACGTTGGCGCACCTCATGCGAGACCGAGTGAGCCACTACGCCCATGCCAACACCGGCGTGGGCATTGAAGCCACCCGCCAGTTTGTGCGGGACACTGCGGCTGCGTGGGGTGTGCCCTTGATCGAGCGGGCGCCCATCGACCGCGACTCCTACCGCACACACGTGCTGCGGTACGGCTTCCCTGGCCCGGCCATGCACTTCAAGATGTATACGCGGTTGAAGGAACGCCAACTGGAGCAGGTGCGCAACCTGTTGGTGGCCAACCCCCGGCGCGAGCGCGTGGTGTTCCTCGCCGGCCGTAGGCGCAGCGAGTCTCGCCGCCGCGCTGCGGTGCCCGAATTCGACCGCAAGGGTTCCACGGTGTGGGTGTCGCCGCTGGTGCTGTGGACGAAACTCGACCTCAACACCTACCGACTCATGCACGACGTGCCGGTCAACCCCGTCACCGAACTGCTGCACATGTCCGGTGAATGCCTGTGCGGCGCGTTCGCCGCCAAGGGCGAACTGGACGAGGTGCGACTGTGGTTCCCCGACGTGGCCGCGTGGCTGGACGACCTCGGTAACGAGGCCCGCGCCAACGGCGTGGACGAGCAGCAGTGTCAATGGGGCTGGGGCGCCTACCGGGCCGACGCCACCCGCGCCAAGGCCGAAGCGCGCACCGGGCGACTGTGTGGCTCCTGTGCCGACCGTGCACAACTGGAGTTCGACCTGGAGGGGAGCGTGGCTGGTGGGTAAGCGGGGACCAGCGCCCAAGCCAACGGCGCTGCGCTTGATCGAGGGCGACCGGGAGTCGCGGATCAACCGCAACGAGCCGGTGGCGCGCTCCGGCGCGCTGGTGTGCCCCGAGGACACCCCCGCCGACGTGCGCGAGGTGTGGGACTACACCGTCGCCGAACTGGAACACATGGGCACCGACACGCCCGCCGACCGCGACTCGCTGCTGTGCTACTGCTGGGCCGTCGCCAACCACCGCAAGGCGTCGGTGCTGGTGGCCAAGTACGGGCTGCTGGTGCCCGACAAGAAGTACGGCGGCGTGCACCGCAACCCCGCCATCATCGAGCAGGGCAAGGCGGCTGCGGCCATCCGTGCCTTCGCGCAGGAGTTCGGGCTTACCCCGTCCGCACGGTCACAACTCAGGGGCCGTGAGCAGGACAACGACGATGGCAACCCGTTCGCCGACACGGCCACGTAGCAAGGCGGAGGCACCAGACGCGGCCACGTTGAAGCGGCTGGACCTCTCACCGGAGGTCGGCTGGTTCCTGCGGAGCCGTGGCATCAAACTGCCCACGGCACCGCCGCGTTGGAAGACACCGGAGCCGCGCACCGCCAGGGGCGCACGCTTCGACCCCGCCCGCGTTGACCGCGTGCTCAAAGCGTTCTCCCTGTTGCGTCACACCAAGGGCCAGTGGGCGGGCAAGCCACTGACACCGGACCCCTGGCAGGTGGCCTACATCATCGCGCCGGTGTTCGGCTGGGTGCGGTGGGACGCCGACGCCGACGCATACGTGCGGATCATCAACCAGTTGTACGTTGAGGTCCCGCGCAAGAACGGCAAGACCACCCTGGTCGGCGGCATCGGCATCTACCTGACGTGCGCCGATGGCGAGAAGGGCGCCGAGGTCATCGCCGCAGCGACCACCGAGAAGCAAGCGCGGCTCGTCTTCGACCCGGTGCGCCAACTCGCCATCAAGGGCGACCCCCGGCTTACCGAGTTCGTCAAGCCGATGCAGGGGCGCATCGTGCATCCGCGCTCCGGTTCCTACATGGAGCCGGTAGCGTCGGTGGCCGAAGCCCTGCACGGCGGCAACCTGCACGGCGCGCTGGTGGACGAACTGCACGTGCACAAGTCGGCCGCGCTGGTGGAGACCATCGAGACCGGCACCGGCTCGCGCACCCAGCCGCTGCTGGTGATGATTACCACCGCCGACGACGGGCGCAGCGGCACCATCTACGCCCGCAAGCGCGACTACGTGGAGAAGTTGGCGCGCCGCACGTTGAAGGACGCCAGCACCTACGGCGTGATCTGGTGCGCAAGCGACGGCGATGACCCGTTCTCCGAGGCCACCTGGAAGAAGGCCAACCCCGGCTACGGCACCAGCCCGACGCGGGCCTATCTCCAACGTGCCGCCACGTCGGCCAAGAACTCACCGGCCGAGCGTGCGTCGTTCCTGCGGCTGCACCTGGGGCTGCGCACCAAGCAGGAGACGCGCTACATCGAACTGCCCACCTGGGACCGCAACGCGGGCATGGTGGACGAGGCGGCGCTGCGCGGCGACGAGTGCTACGGCGGCCTCGACCTCGCGGCCACCTCCGACCTGTGCGCGCTGTGCTGGACGTTCCCGCACCCCGATGGCAGTTATGACGTGCTGTGGCGGCACTGGGTGCCGGAGGCGGCGTTCCGTGCGCTCAACGAACGCACCGCAGGCGCGGCGCAGGTGTGGCGTAACGAGGGCTGGCTGCACGTCACACCCGGCGACGTGGCCGACTACGACTACATCCGCGAGCAGATCAACCGGGACCGTGAACGGTTCGACGTGCAGGCCATCGGCTACGACCGGTGGAACGCCTCGCAGTTGGTCAACGACCTCGTGAACGACGAAGCGCCCATGGTGCAGATGGGCCAGGGCTATGCGTCCATGAGCGCACCGCTCAAGCAGGTCAAACACCTGCTGTTGGAGGGCACCGCCGACGCGCCGCGCTACCGGCACGGCGGCAACCCGCTCATGCGGTGGCAGACCGACAACCTCGCGGTGGCCATGGACGCGGCAGGGAACGTGAAGCCGGACAAGTCCAAGGCGGGCGACAAGATCGACGGTTGGAGCGCGGCAGTGGACGCCATGGGCATGGCGCTGGCCGCCGACCCGCCCACCCGTTCGGCGTACGAAGACGACGACCTCATGGTGGTGTAGGCGAACCCGTGTACCCGTTCCGACGCTTCGTTGTGCACCGCCGCGTGGTGGTCAACCTGCTATCCGGCCGCGCCGTGGAGGGCGTGGTGGTCGAACGCGATGGCCCGCTGCTCGTCGTCGCCAACGCAACGCTGCACGAGCCTGGCGCGCAACCGCACGACGTGGACGGACACGTGGTGATCGAGCGCAGCCAGGTGGACTTCATTCAGGCGCTGACAGGGAGGTAAGCGGTGTCGTTCGTCGTCTCCGATGGCGCGGTGCGCTCCCTGGACCGCCCTGCGCTGCCCGCGCCCACCACGATGCGGCTGACCGACGACTTCACCCAGGACTACGCCGAAATCTGGCGCACCCAACCGGCCGTGCGCATGGTCGTGTCGTTCCTGGCGCGCAACATCGCCAGCCTTGGGCTGCACGCGTTCCGCCGCATCAGCGACACCGACCGCGAACGGCTCACCGAACACCCGCTGGCGCAACTCATCGCCAAGCCCAACCCGCGCACCACGCGCTACCGGCTGTTCAACTCGCTCGTGCACGACCTCGGCATCTTCGACACCGCGTACTGGTTGAAGGCCAAGGCCAGCACGCAGCAGTACGCGCTCCTGCGGCTGCCGCCGCACATGACCAGGGCCATCGGCAACACGTGGCTGTGGCCGGAGGGGTTTGAGTTCAAGGGCGGGCGCGGACGGCGCGAGTTCGGCGCCGAGGACGTGGTGCACTTCCACGGCCACAACCCCACCGACGCACGCACCGGCGCACCGCCCATCGAGTCGCTGCGCCGCGTGCTGGCCGAGGAGTACGAGGCCGGACGGATGCGCGAGCAGACGCTGCGCAACGGCGCCCGCGTGTCCGGCTACCTGCAACGCCCCAAGGACGCGCCACGGTGGAGCGACCCGGCCCGCGAACGGTTCCGCCAGGAATGGCACGGCCAGTACGTCGGCAGTGGCCCGCAGACCGGCGGCACACCGATTCTCGAGGACGGCATGACGTTCTCGCCCGCCTCGCAGACCGCCGAGCAGTTGCAGTACGTGCAGGCGCGCAAGTTGACCCGCGAGGAGGTCGCAGCGGCGTACTTCATCCCGCCGCCCATGGTCGGCATCCTCGACCAAGCGACGTTCTCCAACATCACCGAGCAGCACAAGATGCTGTACCAGGACACCCTCGGGCCGTGGCTGACCATGATTACCGAGGAACTGGGCCTGCAACTGCTGCCGGACCTGGCCGAGCCGGACGTGTACGTGGAGTTCAACCTGGCCGAGAAGTTGCGCGGCTCGTTTGAGGAGCAGGCACAGGCCGCATCGACGGCCACCGGCCGCCCGTGGATGACCGCCAACGAGCAGCGCGCTCGGTTCAACCTGCCCGCCGTCGATGGTGGCGACGACCTCGTGGTGCCGCTCAACGTGCTGGTGGGTGGCCAGGCCAACCCCCGCGACTCCGCGCCCGAGCCGGGTGCGGCGTCGTTGACGCGCCCGCCGTCGTCCAAGGGGTTCAGCGCGGCGCTGGCCAAGGGCCGCGCACCGGGCACGCACGAGGACAAGCACACGCAGGTGCTCGGTGACTTCTTCGCCCGCCAGGCCAAGGCGGTGAAGTCGCGGCTGGGCGCGAAGGCTGACGAGGACTGGTGGGACGAGCCGCGTTGGAACCGTGAACTCGGCGCCGACCTGTGGCGGCTGTCGATGGCCACCTCCGTGGCGGTGGCCACGCAGGTGTTGGAGTCCATCGGCGCGCCACCGGAGGAGTACGACAGCGACCGCACGGCCGCATTCCTCGCCGCTGTGGCCGACCGCATCGCCCAGGCGGTGAACGCGGTCACCAAGACGCAACTGGACGACGCGCTGGCCACCGACGACCCGGCCGCAGCCGTGGACCACGTGTTTGAGATGGCGGCGTCGTCGCGTGCCGCGCAGATCGCCACCACCACCGTGACGGCGGTGTCCGGCTTCGCCAGCACCGAGGCGGCCAAGCAGTACGGCGGGGATGCCGTCACCAAGACGTGGCGCACCGGCACCAACCCGCGCCCCAGCCACGCCCGCATGGACGGCGAGACGGTCGGCATCGAGGAACCGTTTAGCAACGGCGCCATGTGGCCCGCCGACGCCGGTCTGGACGTGGACGAGGTGGCCGGGTGCAACTGCGCCGTTGAGATCACTGTCGGCTGACCGACCACACCTCACACACCAACCCGCGCTGGCCCACAAGGAGGGCGGATACGTGCAGTTCAAGTCATGCCCGGCGACCGTGAAGGCGGCCGGGGAGGCGGACGGCCTGGAGGACGGCCAGTTTGAGGCCATCGTCTCGGTGTTCGGCAACGTGGACGCCTACGGCGACGTGGTGATGCCCGGTGCCTTCACCGACACGCTCGCGGCGTGGCAGACCAGCGGCAACAGCATCCCGGTCTACTACAGCCACCGCATGGACGACCCCGACTACAACATCGGCGCCGTGCTGGACGCCAAGGAGGTCGAGGAAGGGCTGTGGGTCAAGGCGCAACTGCGGCTGGACGCCACCACGTCCAAGGCGCCGCAGGTGCACCGGCTGCTCAAGGACCGCACGCTCTCGCAGTTCTCGTTCGCCTATGACGTGGTGGAGGGCGGCATGGAGAAGCGCGAGAGCGACACCGGCGACGAGCCCGAGGAGTTCTACGCGCTGCGCAAGTTGCGGCTGTACGAGGTCGGCCCGACCCCCATCGGCGCCAACCAGGAAACCGAACTGCTCGGCGTGAAGACGATTCCGCTGGGCACGCACGCGCTCGACCACTGGACGCGCACCATCGCGGCCAAGGCCGGACGTGTCATCAGCGCCAAGAACGAGAAGGCGCTACGCGAGGCGCTGGAGGGGCTGAACACCTCCAGCGACCAGATCAAGAACGTGCTGGCGGCGCTGGAGTCGCCAGACGACGAGGACGACGAGAAGGCCGCGCACGACGCACCGGCCAAGGACGAGGACCCGCAGGGCAAGTCCGAGGAGCCGAACCGTCCGAGCCCCGCCGACCTGTCGGCTCTCCAGTCCATCGAGTTGGCCGCGCTGTAGGGCGCGTGCCGACGAGCAACGAAAGGTAGGGACAACGTGAGCACGCTGTCCAAGCACAACCGCCTCCTGGGTGAGGCGGCGGCTGCTGCCAAGGCTGCTCGGGAGATTGCCGAGAAGGCCGACACCGAGGGCCGCGAGATGACGGCCGACGAGCGGCAGCAGTTCGATGCCAAGTTCCAGGAAGCGACGGCGAAGAAGGCCGACGCGGACGTGGCCAAGAAAGACGCCGAGGTGCTGGCGCAGGCCAAGGACCTGGCCGACCTCGTGGGCGACGACGCCACCGCCGACCTCGACGCGCAGGGCGGGGACGGTGGCGACACCCGCCGCCGCGCCAAGTCGCTCGGCCTCCAGGTCGTGGACTCCAAGGAGTTCAAGGCCCTCATGGGCCAGTTCCCCAACGGCCGCGTTCCCGAGAAGTCGCGGGTGCAGTCCGCGCCCATCGGCGTCAAGGCGCTCATTACCGGTGGTTCCGACACCTCCGGTGGCGCGTTCGTCGTGCCGGAGCAGACCGGCATCGTGGAGATGCTCGGCCGCCGCACGCTCGCCATCCGCAACGTGGTGTCGGTGCGCCGCACCGGTTCCGACGCGGTGGAGTTCGTGCGCCAGACCGGGCACACCAACAACGCCGCGCCGGTTCCCGAGGCCACCTCCTCGGCGGCCATCGGTGACGGCACCGGCGGCACCGCCACCAACGTCACCGGTGGTGTGAAGCCGGAGGGCTCGTGGGCGTTTGAGCGCGACACGGCGGTGGTCAAGACCATCGCTGAGTGGGTGCCTGCCACCAAGCGCGCCCTGTCCGACGTGTCGGCGCTGGAAGGCCTCATCAACGACGAGTTGGAGGCCGACCTGGCCGAGGCCGAGGAGACGCAGATGGTGTCGGGTAACGGCACTGGCGAGAACCTGGAGGGCATCCTTACGGTGTCCGGCACCCAGGGCCAGGCGTTCGACACCGACATCTTCACCACCACGCGCCGCGCCATCTCCAAGGTGCGGCTCAACGGTCGCGCCATCCCCAACGGCATCGGGCTCAACCCGGCCGACGTGGAGGTCATCGACCTGGCCCGCACCAACGAGGGTGGCGCCAACACCGGCTCCTTCCTCGGCGGTGGCCCGTTCGCCATGGGTCCGCGCACGCTGTGGGGTCTGCCCATCGTGGAGTCCGAGGCGTTCCCGGCCGGGACCGGTGTCGTCGCTGACTTCACCAAGGCGGTGCTGTGGGACCGTGAGCAGGCATCGGTGACCATCTCGGACAGCCACGCGGACTTCTTCACCCGCAACCTCGTGGCCATCCTGGGCGAGGAGCGTGTGGCGTTCGCGGTCACGCGTCCGTCCGCGTTCGTCGTCACCGACGTGGCCGCCTGAGCGAGGCCCTGAGCCGTGGCCCGCAGGTGCCCGATCTGCAACACCGCAGACCACACCTGCGGGCCGTCCGGCGCCGGTAACGCCGTCACCATCACCAACCGCGTAAGGACGGAGCCTGCAATGGCCGACCTCAAGACGTACACCTTCACCAACGACGAAGGCCGCGAGGTCACGCTGCGGCTGTCGGCCGAGGACGCGAAGAAGCGCGGCCTCACCGACACCAAGAAGGCGCCGCAGCCGTCGAACAAGTCGCGCACGGCGGCGCAGGACAAGTGAGCGAACCGGCCACCGAACTGGCCGACCCCGGCCAACTGACCGAGTGGCGCGACGGCGACCCCGCGCTGCTGCTCGCGGCGGCCGAGGCGGCGGTGCGGACCTACTGCGGCTGGCACATCGCGCCGACCCGCACCGACACCTTCGTGGTGAACGGCACCGGCGCCACCGTGCTGCCGCTGCCCACCATGCACCTAACCGCCGTGGACTCGTTGACCGAGGACGGCGCGGAGGTCGAGGTGGCGAACGTGCAGTGGTCCGCTGCCGGATACCTGTACCGGCCCGCGCCGTGGACCACCCGGCTGCGCGGCGTCAGCGCACAAGTTCAGCACGGCTACGCCGACGTGCCGCTGGAGGTGCAGGCGGTGGTGCTGTCGGTGGCCGCACGCGGCGCCGCCACCCCCGATGGCGCGGTGCGGCAACAGGTCGGATCGGTGTCGCTGTCGTTCACCGGCGCCGGTGGCGTGGCGCTGCTGGAGCATGAGCAAGCGGTGCTGGACCGCTACCGGCTGCCATGAGATTCGGCCCGCACACCATCACCGTGCTGCGTGCACCGTTCAAGACCGACGCGTACGGCAACGAGGGCACCGACCGCGACTGGGACAACGCCGCCCGCACCGTCGTGGCCGGGGTGTCGGTGCAGGCGCAGCCGTCCAGCGAGTTCACCCAGGACCGTGACGCGGTGGTCATCCGCAAAGAGGTGTACGGCCCACCCACCCTCGACCTCCGCGCCGCCGACCGGGTGGAACACGACGGCGCCACCTACGACGTGGACGGCGACCCGCAAGCCGAACGCCACGGCACCGCAGCCGACCACGTGTACGCCCTACTACGACGAAGCGAGGACCAGTCGTGACGTTCCGCCTGTACGACGTGCCGGGATACGACCGGCCGCTGCGCCTGTCCGCCGACCACGCCGAGGCGCTCGGCGCCACCGAGATGGAAGCGGTGGAGCGCCCGAACAAGACCGCCACCAAGGCGGCGTGGGTCGAGTACGCGGTGAGCCAGGGCGCCGACCCGGCCAACGCCGAGTCCTCCACCCGCGCCGACCTCATCGACCGCTACGGCGGCTGAGTCGTGGCCACGTCGTTCCGCATCGAACTGGACAGCCGGGGAATGCGTGCGCTCGTCGGCTCCGACTGGGCGCAAGGCGTCGTGCAGGCCAAAGCCGACGAGGTGGCGGCTGCCGCCAACGGGCGTGGCGTGAAGGTGGACGGCGAACCAGGCGACCAGCCGGTGCCCATCGCCGTGATCCCCGCACGCGGCAGGCGCGCCCGTGCACAGGTGTGGATTGACCACCCCTCCGGCGTGGCGGTGGAGTCCAAGCACCGGCTGCTCGTTGGGGCGCTGGGCTAAATGCAGCCGGTGGTCGCGTTGCCCGACGCCGAGATGGTGGTGCTCGACTACCTGCGCCCGAGGATGGCGTCCACGTCGTGGCCCACCGCGAAACTCGGCACCGTCGTACCGGCCACGCGCCCCTTCGTGCAGGTGCGCCGCGTCGGCGGCTCCAGCGAGTTGCCAGGCGTGGACGCGCCTCGGCTCGACCTCGTGGTCTACCACGACACCGACCACAACCGGATGGCGCTGGCCCTCGCGTGCTGGACGTTGCTCAAGGCCGCTGCGTCTGACCGCACCAACTCCGGCGTCATCACCTACACCGCCACCACGCTCGGGCCGCGTCAGATGCCGGACCCGACCGACAGCACCAAGCGCGTCGTCATGTTCACCGTCGATGTGCTGACCCGGCTGCCGTAAGCACCACCACCACAAGTTCCCCGCCTCGCGCCCGCCAGGCGGGTGGTTCCGAACGCTCACGTACGAAGGAGCAATCCCACATGACTCTCGTTGCTTCCCAGGTCCGCGTGGCGGGCACCGGCGAACTGTTCACCGCCGATGTGGGCACCGCCGCACCGGTGGACGCCACCACGGCGCTCGGCGCCACCTGGAATGGCCTGGGCTACACCCAGGAGGACGGCGCCACCATCGGCCGGTCGCTGGACCGCGAGCCGATCACGCCGTGGCAGTCGGTCACCCCCATCCGCTACATCTACAACGGCGTCACGCTCACCGTGGCTGCCGCCATGCTCCAGTCCAACGCCGAGATTGCGGCGCTGTGGTTCGGTGGCGGCGACTTCGCGGAGACCGCGCTGGGCTCCGGCGAGTTCAAGGCGGATATGCCGGTCGTGCCCGAGGGCGTGGAGCGCGCCGTGCTGCTGGAGTGGGTGGACGACGACAAGGTAAACCGGCTCTACATTCCGCGTGCGGAACTGTCCGAGACCGGTGACGTGCAGGTCACCCGCACCCAGGCGCAGGCGTTCCAGATGACGTGGAGCGCGCTGGCGCCGGACACCGGCGACACCCTCGCCACGTGGCTGACCAACGACCCGGCATTCAACCCCGCATAACCCCGACTGCCCCCTGACGCGGCTCCATCGCCTGGCCGCGTCAGGGGGCTTGTTCCACCCCCAAGGCGATGACAGGAAGGCGATAAGCGCATGAGTGACGACAACACGACCGAGGCGACCGAGGCCGCCGCGAAGGCCGACGCACAACAGGCACAGGTGGACGAGGCCACCGGCGCTGGTGGCCGGTCGTTTGAGTTCGACGGCTACACCTACACCGTGCTGGACGGCCAGCCCTCCCCCAAGGCGGTGACCTACATCGCCCGGTGGACGGTGGACGACGAGAACCTGGCCATGGTGCTGGCCATCGTGGAGATGGTGGGCCAGGACCAGTGGGCCACGTGGTGCGGTCGGCACGAAAGCAGCCGCATCAACGACTTCTGGCAGGCCATGAACCAGGCGGCAGCACAGGGAAACTGACACGCCTCGCCGTATGGCTGCGCGAGTACGGCGAGGCCATCGAGGCCGACCTGGCGTTCCGTGGCATCGACCTCCTGGACTTCTACCGGGGGCGGATGAGCGCACGCCGGTTGGCCGTACTCGTGCAGCACCTGCCACCGGAGTCCGCGACGGTCGCGCTCGACCGGGCGCGG